CAAAGCCAAGCAAACCGCCAAGACCGCTAATCCCAGCACCAATCAAATCACCAAGCGGATCAGCTACTGAGCTACCAAGGATGCTAAGCAATCCATCCTGACCGCTTCCAGAGCCCTGTAACGATCCTGAAAGCAATCCCGTGCCAACATTGCCCATCAGGTTGGCCTGACCCAAAGCAGAGCCCAAGAGAGCTTCTAGGCCGGTCATAGACGCCTCACCAAATAACCCTGCACCCGCTAGCTGTCCGCGCTGTTGTAGTTGAGCAGCATTTATTCCTTGCTGTAGCACATTAAGAGCTTGCGCTTGTGGCAGATATGCACCACTCAATGCACCCAAGGCCATACGTTGTTGTGCCTCATTCATAGCCTGCTGTCTACCGGCTAATGACGAACCAAGGCCCGCAAACTGTGCACCAATAGCGGCTTGTTGTCGTTGCTCTTGTTGTGCCTGCTGTATGGCTGCTAACGACGCCCTATTCTGGGCTTCTTCTTGCGCCTGAGCTAAAGCAAACTGCTCTGGTGTACCGCCAAACATCGACGTTCTAACGCCAAGCCTTCCTTGGCTAGCTAGACGCTCTTCCAACGCCAGTCGTTGACGCTCTTCTTCCCCCAGTTGTGTAGCTCGGATTCGATCAAATATTTCTTGCTCTCGCGCCGCATCGGCTTGCCCGAGTCGGCCCATAAAGTCACTGCCTACACCAAATGCTTGTTGTGTAGCTAGATTAGTTGCCGTTGTACCAGCCGGTGTTTCGCCCAGTCTTGTCGCTGCTGTGCTAAGTAACTGGCTTGACAATGGAGCGCCTTGACCAAGGCTTACATCCAGCCCGCTTTCAGTTATTCCAATACGATCACCCATTCCCGTAGTTACGGTAAATGGTTTAAAGGCTGTTTGCTGAAGCCCTTGCCCAGCTATCAGGTTAGCTCCTGACAACGCTCGCTCACCAACATCCCCCAGTCTATCGTATGCAGCATTAATAGCTGCCATGCCACCAATACCAGAACCTATCGTCCCAAGGTTACTGGTAATACCGCTAAACAAACCGCTTATTGCATTGCCAAGGTCAAAACCATTCCCGGCAGTTGCAACAGTTCCAGTGGTGTAAGGATTGTTTGTGGGATCCAACACCATTTCTTCCAGAGTGGTCGCCATTAGTACATTCCTCTTACATTAAAAATCATCATAGCGTCTTACCTACTAGTGCTAATACGTTCATTTCCTGTAAAGACAATGAGTAGCCGTTTATATCTGTTTCTAGTCCTACGCTAATCACTGCCCCATAACCTGTTGTATTAATAGACGTTCTACTAATTACATTGCCTTCTTGCGAGTATTCGGCGTTATTAAATTCTGACTGCCCAAAAAATCCCGGGGTAGAACTGCTAGTCCTAAACGTGCTGGTATTTGTTGCGGTCTCAAAGTCATACGACCACTTAAGAAAAATATCAGCGTTATTCCCGCCAATTAATGTTGGGCGAATTTTTTTAAGCATTTTAATTTTGGACGAGTCACCAAACGACAACCCCGGACTAAAGTATCGGAATCTATATACATTGCCGTTATCAAGAAAGTTCTCGTATTTACCCACGCCGGCAGTAGTGCCAATGTAAACGTCGCCATTTCTATCTCTGTGAAAACTTTTAAAGTCCACACTAGGCCAGCGAGTAACACGATACGAGCCGTTATCCAAAAGCCCGCGAACATCAAAGCAGTAAACAAGGTTAAGATCTGGAAAACACAGAAGGTAAAAATAATTTTCTGGGCTGTATACAGAACTGCAAGGATCTGCTTTAGCCAAAACATTCGCAATAATTTCTTGCTTAATGTTTCGGCTTAAATCCGTAATAGGCAAAGACTTTTCCTGAATTGTTCTGCCTAGGCTACGCAAGCCTGTTTGAGTTAAAAATATCAGGTCAGTACCAATGTTTTGTACGCTTTTGCGGTCTACACAGCCAACGCCCGGAATAGCATCTCGTATCTCCATAGATGCGGGACTTTCCGCGTTAGCGTACACAAGCGTGTTGGTTTCACCAAAGATAATCAATAGCCCGTTGTGTGCCGCAAGGGCCACAACCTTGTCAAACCCGTTAGGCCACGCCTTAGATACATCAATAGAACCACTAGATCCACCAGAGAAGTCGTGACCAATCAACAGATCAGACCAGTAGACAGTGTTGTCATCACTGGCGTTACCTACGCACCACACTCGTCCGTAAGCTGCAATAGCCTCGTTAGCGTACTGCGCAGAAGTTACAGATGCGCCAGATACACTAGACATCTTAGTTACCGCACCTAACGCATTGCTATATACCAAAGGCTCGTAGCCGCGCTGGAAAAAATAAACGTGATCGTTAAAGTTAAATATCTTCCAATCGTTAGCGGTAATCGTATATGACCCCGGCGTAGCATCTACCAAAGTCGTAGTCCCGGTCATAATCTTATTGTTGCCGGTGCTAAAAATTACTTCATTACCCGCACTGTCATAAAACTCATGGATATTATGAAGATAATCCGTACCAAGAACTGTCTTGTCCGTCGTTGTAACAGCATTGCCTTTTCTGGATGCAAGCCGGCCACGTCGATCAATAATTGCATTATCTGCAATCTCGGCAAATGACGGATCCTGCGCCAGCGGCGAGTCTTCTGTATTGACGCCCTTAAATGCAGGAGCAATCAAGTTAATGCTTTGTAAAGGCTGTGCCATCTACAATCCCCTACGGCGTATAAAAAATAGTTTCTTCAGGATGCTTTTGTGCATCCATAGCAATCGCGTCAGATAAATATCTATCCGCAATAGCAAAGTATTCTGGTGTAGACGTACCGCCTGTCTCACCGCGCTCTCTAGCAAGTAAGGCTACAGCCATGTGAATTACAGGCTGGCTAGGAATAGCTAACGTATCGGAGTCCAATGTCAACGGCACATTGCGATTAACAATCTTGACCTTTAACGAGTAAACGCCGTCAGGCTTAGGATATACATCAATCTGAGTATCACCGCTGGCATCAACACCGTTATAAGTAAAGTATTTAGGTGCGCCAGATGCCGGGTTGTTTACAAAAAACTCGTTATCAAACCATGCCTGCGTTTGGTATTGAAGCTCGCAGTTAGACGTATCGTTAATAATCCGAAACACTTTACCTTTGTCGCCACTCCCTGTTAGTGAATAGGTGTAGTCATCTGCCACCGTAGAGATCGTGAGCGTTTCTCGTAGTGCAGACCAGTCCCAAGCTGTTTCAATTAATTCTTTGGCATCGTTAATAAAATCACTAACCATTTTGCTGTATGTATTTGCAGCAATAGTTGTAACCTCGTCTTCACGAAGTCGCCGCAACACATTGTTTACTAAATTTAAATATGTCATGCCACACCCTTGATATTCGTAAGCATTGGCTGAGAAAGCTCGCCTATCATTTGCTCAAGCTCTTTGTTGTAATCTTTTTGCTGAAACACAGCTTCTCCAATACGCAATGGCTCATAGCTAAGGCCAGTCATAAATGGACTAAATGATGCGTCAGATGCACCACCGCCAGCTAGCAAGCCAAATCCCAAGCCAAGCCCATCTCCAAAACCATCACCACTGCCATCGCCAGTGCCATCGCCAGTCCCGGCTCCTGTACCTGCACCTGTCCCCGTGCCAGATCCAGTGCCCGTGCCTGCACCATCACCAGTCCCGGTGCCGTCACCTGCGCCGCCGCCAGTTCCTGCCCCTCCCTGCGTGCCGCCTGCAGCTTGATCGCCTCCAGCAGCAGTGTCTCCGCCTGTTGCGCCCCCAGTATCTGTACCAGCAGATGCTCCGCCTGCTGTTGTGCCAGCCCCTCCAGCACCGCCTGTAGCTGCACCACCTCCACCAGCTCCACCAGCTCCAGCATCTCCACCAGCTCCACCGGCTCCTCCAGCATCTCCACCAGCGCCACCCCCATCCGCGCCTGCACCACCAGCGCCTGCCCCAGAGTCGCCGGCGCCGCCAGCTGTTGCTGAGGATCCACCAGCGCCATCACCTCCGCCTAATAGATTGCCAAGAAGCCCTGAAAAATCGCCAGTTTTATCTTTGTCGCCTGTGTCTTCCCCGTTTTGAGCGCCATCACCGCCAGCTCCAGCCGCATCACCGCCGCCTGTAACAGCATCATCAACCTGCGAAGTATCTAATCCATCATCAACGGGGGTTCGATCTTGACTGCCAAATACATAATCACTGGTATATGTTCCGTTTTCCCAGTCAATATCAATAACAACGCCAGTGCCTTCTATCTGAAGCCTAGATGTTCCAGACTTGCCCCACTCGCCATCTTGGTTAACAAGGATCCATCCACCAAATACGCCTTCAGGATCATTTTTCCAAGGATTTGATTCAGTCCAAATAATTGGTTTGCCATCGCCAGTAGAGGTTGTCCTTACGCCCGTAGTGCCAGACGGGTCTTCAGCGCTACCAGTGCCACCGGCATCCGCTCCTGCACCGGGGAGACTTGCGGCATCCCCGCCAGCTGCACCTGCTGCCGAATCTGCCCCAGCATCAGCACCACCGCTTGCCGCATCTGCCCCAGCATCAGCATCAGATGCGGTATCACCACCACCGCCACCACCACCGCCATCTTCTGTTTTTGGCTCTATATTCGGCAGGGTTACTCGTATTCCATATGTGCTTATATCAACGCCATATTCCGTGCCGGTTTCTTGGTGAATAACAAGATTGCGAATTTCGTCCCAAATATATCCAGCCGGCAACTTACCGTAAACGTTATAAGTAGTAGTACCGTCATCATTTTCAATGCCAACAGCTTCGCCTTGGTCAAATAAATTCATTATTAAATTAGGGTCAGGATTTTGCTCAAACTCAGCAGACGAAATAATCTGACCAGCAGCATTTATTGCATCAAGTGCATTGGCTGCATCTCCCACTGCTCCTGCTGTTCCAACCCCAGCAATTACTGAATCTACAACTCTTTGAGCTGTTTGAGGGTTAATGCCAGCTGCACTAGCTGCTGTTTGTGTTGCGCCCCTTGCGGTAGATAATAGATCGTTAAACCATGTTGTAGCGTTTAAAGCCCCCACAACTGTATTAGCAAGACCAACTTTCATACCCGTAAGAATTAACTCATTAACAACCTTGCCATAATTATGGTCATCAACTTTTGCGGTCTTAACAAACGACGAGCCATTCCAGTCAAATCGGTCGCCATCTTGGTTATACCAAGTGCCACTATTGCCCGTGTACTTTTGATACAGACTATTTTGCAAGTCAGCTTGCGCGTTGTAACCAATCTCACCTTGCCTAGCGCCTTCAGCAATAATGTCCTGCTCTAACGCCTCATCATCCATGCCGCCTTCTCGGCCAAGCGATTCAGGATCAGTAAGCGCCTCACCAGTATCCCACCAGTCTGCTTTTAACTGCCCAGAGTTAATCAGGTCTTGGCGCTCATCCATGTAAGCAAGATAGTTATCAAACGTGCCAAACGCCTTTCTAAGCTGACCGTTATCATCGGCGTTAAACTCAGCCCGCAAATCATCTTCAGTAAGCTGCCTAGACACATTCCCCCAGAATAAATTACTAGCGTCCCCAGTCTCACGCTGGTTTGTGTAGTCATAAATACGACCGCCAGCAGTATCTACGGGTGGCTCGTCTGTAACATCATCAGTTGTAGTATCACCAGCTGTAGTATCAACTAACAAATCGGTTTGATCTAACTGAAACTGCTGAGCTTCAGGCGAAATAGAAATGTTGTACTCAACATCTTCTAAACTAGCGCCACCTTCTATGCTTTGCATCCAATAATCTAGCCCCGCCTGCTCCGCATCACGGCCTAAATACTTTTGGTACAAAGCATTTACATCCTCAGACGTAATCGCATCTGACCTATCTCCAAGACCAGAACCAGTAATAACATTAGTTACAACCGGCTCTGGAGGAGGCGGCGGAGGAGTGGGCTCAATGTCGGCAGGAGCATCAAATGCATCATTAAGCTCCGAATTAACCCACGCTGTGTATTCGCTAGCTGACGTATAAATTGCTGCTGGGCCCGTATACACATATCCCATGCTGCCTAAAAATGTATATTGATCTGGATGCGTTTCAGGGCTTGTAGACCTAATGTACGCATCAGCTTCAAGAGCTAACTTGCTAGGAGTAAATCTACCAGCAGATATTGCATCTTGCATTGGGCGATTAAAGGATTCCAGCTGATCTGCTGAATATGCTTCCAAGCCATTACTCATTGCTTTCGCCCCTTTAATGCCAGCAGCTTGTCAGCACCGCGAATACCAAAGGATGCAGACACGGCCATAAACAGTAGGTACTGATACCAATCAGGCAGTCTGTTAAGCTCTTCAAAGGCAAGACCAATGCGGTCTAGTATTTCTACATCGTTCATCCCAATGCCCCACACAACAGCAACTACAGGCGCTGACAGCAACAAAGTAAACCACTCGTCTTTCCATGAAGTAGCACTGGCGGTTGCCATCAGCTGCTCCCAAGACGCAGTGTTCTTAATTACCTCTAGCTTGGCATGATGCACCGCGTTCTTTTCTTCAGCCCTGTTTTTAATCAGCTGGCTTAAAAGCGTTGCAATTGGCGATATGATTGCTTGCCACATAAGTTATCGCACCATGTAAACTACAAGGGATGCACACGCACTAACAGCAATCCAGAAGAACCTCTCTGCGTTTTTGACAGAGCTTGAGTTCACCATGACTACGTTCTCTAGTTCGCGTATGTCATCCTCCTGATCGTCTAGTCTTTTCTCGTGTCGATCCATGCGTTTAAAAGCAGACAACAGCTGCTCTTCCACACGGGCAATCTGAGATACCGCTTCAGTTAGCTTGTCAAGCTTTTGCTCAATGCGGTCAAGCCTGTTATCCATCATAACTGTGCTTCCTGCGCCGTTCATGTTACAGAGTTGCCGCCAGTTCAAATAGGGCGTCCATCTCTACATCAGTCATGCCTAATGCAGAAGCCATAATGTCAATCCAAGGTGACAGACGCTCAACTGTAGAAGCGTACTCCCACTCAATAGATATGGTTGTCTTATCAGGCTCTGGGATCAACGCAATAGCATCTTCTACTAGCTGTAGCTTGTTTTCTTGGGCTAACGCTAGTCGTGCTTGACGCATAGTAACTACTAAGCTTTCACGTTTCTTAGCCAGTGCAGCTGCTTCGTAAGCGTCAATTTGATCCTGCACAGTCACTACATTGGTAGTTGTTACGCCTTGGTCATCAGTAACCTCTTCTGTGTACTCAGTGAACATATCTCGCTCTGTCCATGCGTGTACCCAGTTACCGTTAGCGTCTTGCTCTACACCGTTGCGTACAACGCTCTTGTAGTCAGCAGAAGGCTCTGGCTTAGGTGACGCCAGTACAGGGTCAATCCCAAGTGTCTCGTTGACGTTTGCGTTCCACACTTTAGGCAGTGAAACATTCGGGTGCATACTTCGGATTTGGCCTTGAGTCTTAACCTCCCCCGTTGATCTGATGCGATATTCCGACATAGTTGATTCTCCTATGCGATTGCTAAAAAGAGGTAAGTGCCACCAGAAGCGTTGAGTGCCGCTGGTGCTGATGATGTAATCGTAAAGCCACTTGATAATGGGTCTATGTAGTCTGTGCCTGTAACGTCGGCACTATAGCTGTTAATTAAAACGTAAGGCTCGTTTCCAGCAACAATGCCACGAGCTGTATCCCAGATATACCAATCACCTGTAGAGTCTGTACGTTTCACTAACACAAACCTAGCGCCAGCACTAAAACCGCAGTCAACGTCTACGTCAGATCCTGTGCCTGTATAGCTACCGACCTTTGATATGCTGGGGACTGTGGCAAATAGGTAGGCAATGTGTGCACCGCCGCTTGAAGCCTCGTAATTGACCTCGAAGTTAGACCCGAGATTAAAGTGAGTATCAGTCGGGTCCGTATTATCCCAGTGAGAACCAACCGCGGCCGCGTTAGTAAGGTTAAGATGCAAGACATTATTGGCACCCACGTCTTTGTGGTAGACACACCAATTCATGCTTCCGTTATCGTAGTCACGGCGCTTGATCCACATCATCTCAGGCGCTACACCCAGATTGTGGGCAACCTCTAGACCGGCTACGCCTGTACCTCCATAAGCCACAACATCAAAGAATCCGGGTGATCTGCGAAATATCTTCCAGCCCCAATTACCTAAATTTGAATTATAAACTGCTTCCATACCCTGCTGGTTATCCCAGCTATAATAACTTTCTGAGCTTTCTGCATTGGTTGCATTAGGGAAAAGAACTCCAGTGTCTGTTAAACGAGTAGTAATGCGATTGTTATTAGCAGAACCCGTTTGATGAAATAGAGCCATATCTGCTGGAAAATTATTACCTTTTATAGAGTTATAAAAATCAGAAGATTCAACATGAAACAACTCAGCAGCCGCAAACTCTGATGCTGGCTTGTGGGGTCTGCGGATGGCTACATATGCATAAGTAGTGCCACCGTTCGCAATATTTGAATTAAATTTAACGCGAAACCCAGTAGGATTAAGCTCTATTGCTGCTTGCGTACTTTCTGCAAAGGTTCCATTAGGAAATAAAAGTTGATCGTTTGCTGTATCTCCCCCAACACCAGCCGCAATGCCTCGAATGTTATCTACAATGACCCAGTTTCCAGTGTCTGAAGTAGCTTTAATCATTAACCATTGTGGTTCAAAACCAAGGTTAACTGTCGCTTCTGCGCTTGCATTGGTTGTGTAGCTATCAC